GCCTTTGTAAGACCGTGGTGGGAGTCACTACGGTAGCCGTGCACAAATGTGCACTATAGAGAGGGTGGGTCTGAGACTATGTGAAAGAGTAGCTAATGGACGAACTTTGGGTTGGGCAATTGGTTCTTACGACAAGGAACTCCTCAACAGCATCCTTTGGGAAGGTAACTATGCTGGTGGAGTTCCAACGGCGACTAACTGTATGTCCGTTGCTATGAACATTAGCAAAGACAGCGAGTTGCAAAGAAAGGCGCAAAGAACCAGATTCCTCAAAGAAACTTGCTCCGCTAACTTTAACGCGAGCACATTGAGCACAATACTCAACAGTATCCATAGGTGTAGTTTATAGTCAGTGACGTTTGGGACTGCGAAAGCGTACATGTCACCCGGCTATATAGCTGCCGGGGCTGCGCTTATTTGCGTACGTGTGACTTTTGGGACACTGTGTGTTCAGCGTGATTCTTGGGCTTGGTCTTAATTTTCTCAGGAACGCTCTTGTCTTTCTCTTTGTGAGCGGGTTTTAAGGCCCGGGAGATGTCCGGACCATGTTTGACTAATTTGTCGCCCATGGTCCCGTCTTCCTACAAGAGCAGTGGCGCGGCTGCAAGCGCAACAGGTGCAATCTCCTTAATGCCAGACCATACGCTAGAAGCCGTATCTTTTATCCAGTCCCAAATGTCACTAAAATGAAAGTCATTTTCGTGCCATTGAGGGACATCGGGCAAAAGAGTTAAGGCTTTGCTGAGGTCAAGCTGGGTGGCATCTGAAGTCTTGAGGTCACTCCACTGAGAAATGGACTCATACTCAACATTGTATGCTGGTGTCCAATAACCCTGACGACCATTGGGGTCGACAACTTGTGAATGGATGAGGAGGTAATCAGATTCAGGGATGAGGTCGAACACGTAGTCAGCGAAATTATTGAACGTGTATGACGGAATGTACTGGAAAACGCGCATGTCAAAGTCGTCAGGGGATGTGGGTTTAAGAAAACCGTACATGCCGTTGACAACAGAAAAAGACTGCGACTTGAGGTCTGATGCGACCTCATCAAAATCCAGGAAATTCAGAAAGTCAGATTCTTTCGGTAACTGTATGCCGACGATCTGTCCCTGACGATTGAGCGGTGAAGCGGTATTGGTCAGCATAAGAGATACTGACGTAATACGGTAGGCTCTAACCACTGGTAAAACATCCTCAACATTGGGAAGGGGCAATTGTGCCCAGGTCATTGGAGACGAAGCTCCATATTGGGTGAGATTGACGTGGCCCGTAATCTCCGTCGAAATCGTAGCTCCAACTGAGCCACACGAGAACGTGATAGAGTAGTATCCAGTAACGGCTAGATTCATATTGGCAGTACCTCCAACGTTCGCGGGCAATTCGTAAGTCGCTGCAGAAGCCCACACATCCCCCAAGAAACGCCACAGGTTAATCTGTACAATACCAGTGGTGAGTAGGGGAATGGGGGGGATAATTACTGACAGCGTAGTGGACGGTCCTCCGGTGGCGAAAATTCCACGGTGTTGATCTGTTTTACCATTTCTACCGAAATACAGGTTCTCACCATGAGGTGAGACTGTTGAGGAAGAAAGGTTAAGAGACAACGGGCCTTCATAACGCGGGTAGAACTCAATTCCGGGTGCCGTGTTGATATCTAAGGCAAAATCAGCTGAGTATTCGAAACCATCAGCGGAGTTTAAGCCAAAAGAATATATCATTGAACGGAGCGCATCTCGGAACGCGAACCCGACGGTGTCGGCGTTTGGAATATCGGAAGGGAAGGTCTGACTACCATTAATTACGTTTAACCTGCGGAATAGTTTGGCGGTCGCAGTGGGATCTGAGCCGAAAGCGGAACCGACCCTGACGGGCTCGGACTCTTTTGGCAATGTCATTGAACTTAGGATTCGCAGGGCTGGCGTTCCTTTCAACATTTGGCGACGAGACTTGGTGGAGGTTCGGACGGATCGGTAAGCTTGCGCTTCTCCGGCCTGGGTCTTCATTCGCGTTGGTTGGGGTAACGGGGCCCGTTGAACTTTTCGGACATTGCGTGGTTGCTTTTGATTTAACGACATTCATAAGGTAATTGGGAGAAAAGGGGGTTTTATTGACTATCCTTGTCACACACCACTAGGGGTCAGTGGTGTAAGTCTCACGCCACCCGCCGCAGCAACGCGGCACACCCTACTTGACGTGGGGCGGCGCTGCCCGCGGACGGGCAGGTCGGGGCGGACGAGGCCCCTCATCCGGCGCTAAAGGCCGGGAAAGAGTTCGAGGGCCACGTCTTTGAGCGTGGGCCATCGAGGGACCGGCCACTATGGGCCGGGGAGGTAAGCCAGCAACTGCTGACCGAGGCTGTGGCCTCTCATCACGCTCGAGCGAGCGCGGAGGTAAGCCGATGCCAGCACCGTTATCTTGCTGGGTATCGACCACACTTGATGGTTTGGGGGAGATTTTGTCGGAAACTTTGGCGGAGTATGCTCGACGCGAAGTTTCGCCACTTTCCAACGGGGCAGGCGTAGGTAGTAACGCTGGAGTTTCAGGGGGGGGGTACATGACCTCGCCTCCAAGCACCACTGGCAGCTCGATTTTGGGTGGTCGCTTGAGGGCTATATCGGGACATTGTTCCAGTTGAGCCATAGAACACATTTCATCGAAATATGTTTCCAACCTTTGGATGTCGCCAATAGTGACCTCAAGGGACTCAGCCACGATACCGTAAGCTAAAGCCAGATCTGTGGGGGGACTGAAACCTTCTTCAGGGACGTTAAAAGATGCCCACCACGAAACAGTGCTCTCTAGTGACTGTCGTTGGTGTGCGTTTAAACGTTCTTCCTGGGTCAGACGTAACACATTCCGGGCCCATGACCCCAAAACAGGGGTCAACGAGTCTGTGACGAGCAATGCCTCGGCCTTACGCCGGATCGCCATATTGTCACTAATAGAATGGTCTGCAGTGGAAAGATGTAATTTCTTCATTTGTCTTGGAACATCAGCTATGCACGTAGTAGAGCCTGACCATGGGTCGGTAAACACTCGACCCAAGAACGTAACAGGCTCGCCGTGGTATATGGGGTTTCCTTTGACAGTCAAGTTAAACAACTTAAAGATCTCCACAGTTTCCTCGATTTCCAAATGGGTTTGCAGCCCATCATCGCCGCCAAACAACCCGAGGAGGTTGGTGGCAGCTTGAGGGCTGTAGCCTTTCTTTCGTAAGGCAACGTAGAAAATCTGGGCAACAATGTAAGTGTTGCGCTGCGTTGTAACAGGCGAACCACTTAATGTGGAGGTTCCGGTTTGGTATCGGACACCGAAAGCTGTAGTGCCTTTGGCGTATCTTTCATTGCCGAGAAGCGACACAAGCTCTGGACGGTAACTGGAATGGAAGGAGCGCAGGTACATAGCGTCGAAAGACGCTGCAGACTCCAATCCAACAGAACCATCCATTTTGGAAATGTCTGTTGGTAACACGACATTAGCTCGTGAAACCACATCAACAACAGCTTGGGCCACTAGGCATGGTGAACGACCGAAGGCAAACCAGCGAAAGGTGGTAAGGTGTTTCTTGAAGGCGTAGGAATAAGCGCTCAAGGCGACTTTGTGTCCTACGGAAACGGTGGTGATGTTTCTAGGTGGGGCCACTTTGGTGTAGCACTCTCGTTTCATAAAACTCGACAGTTTGAGGAAAGCTGTGGACAAGAAACCGCCTGCTTGGGTGAGCAAAGCACGTTGGCTAGGGCGGTTTTGATTGTCCTCCACCTCCTGCTGAGACACAGGGGCGAGGCTTCCCTCGATTCCATCTACCATATAATCTTCGAACTCCTTCATGTATCCAAGGACGGACTGCGGCAGGGGTTTTGGTGAGCGCTCCTTCACGGCATCGACTCTGTAGCCAACGGTGTAAACATCGCTGTTGTACGACCGGGCTGGAACGAAGCCTTCCATGACGGCGGGGCACACTTGCCTCATAACGCAAGTCCCGTCTTCGCTGACGAGGGGACCGATAGGCTGGTAGGTGTAAGTGTCAACAGACGGTGCTGCTGGACTAACTGGAGTTCCAAGGTTTAAAACCTTGGGGAGATGAGGGTGCAAAGCAAAGAACATGGCGGCTTTGGCAGGGGGGTCAACCACTTTGGCGTTGGAAAAGTATCGTTCAATCGTGGATATGCTGGGGGTCTTGCAGTCAGCTATGCGAGCCAGGACGGATATATACAAAGAGTCCGGGATGCTTATGCAGCTGCTTGAACCAGGCAACGAGAAGTGATACATTGTTTCCATAACGTCATTGGCTTGTTCCTGAGACACAGTAACATTGCAACTAGTGTTGGGAGACAATACTCGACGACTCAATGGTTTAATACTCATTGGCCAAGCGAAATACCTACTCACGCGCCTTACCGGGTTGAAAAATATCAAACGACGGTTGGGGTCGCGGGTGGCTCGTGACTCAACGAGATAAAAATAAACCGAATTTGAGTGGACACTGGTGTAATGGCTCATGCTGTAATTCCACAAGGGATGCTCGAACTTCTCACCACCATTAACTACTTGGGTAACTATGTTGTTGCTGGTACTCCAGGTATAGTCTTTACAACAGCCGGCAGGAGCACTGGGGCAAAATGTGTAAAGTACTAAGGGATTGCCTCGCAAATACTTATCAAGATTATTTACATAATAATCAACATCAACCATCTTGGCCAAATGTTGGCGACCGAGTTTATCATTCTGGAATCGCTCATACTGGGCATCTTTGGGCATAAAGTATAACCGCGTACCAGCTGAGCCGTTCCGAAGATCGGCCACAGACATGGACACGGAGTAACTTAATAACCCGCAGGTGCGAGCAAGGGCGTCACAGAATTTAGAACAACTCGTTCGGACATTGGCAGCTTCAGGGTGACTGTGATTAGTTTGGTTGTAAGCATAAGTGAGGGGCAAATCGCGAAACCTAGGTCGGTAGTCTGGATACATTTCCAGGGTCCCGACAGCGATGCACCAGGTAGCGAAGTCAAATGTTTTGAAAAACACAGACAACACTCGCCACGTGGCGCGGACAACAACGAACCAGAAGTTAGAGGTGAGAATGGCATGGCAAACGTATCGTACGGTGCGCACGGCAAGTTGAACAGGATGGTGAACAAACAGGCGCGTGGCAGCAACAGCAACCATAATGATGGTGCTAGCTACGCACGTTACGACAGGTGGGACTATACGATTGGCAATGGGGAGCAGGATTCGACTTAAGACAGGCAACACTGACCTTATAACATAATAGAACCCAACTATGGCAAACTCAAGAGCCACAACGGGGAACACGTAAAGGTAAGTTTGGGCTATGACTAAGGCTGCGGCAGAACATGCGGCAACCAACGCCACGACCCACGAGGCGAGCCTGGGGCGAATCGCACTGCGCCAAAAGAACTGCATGGCAGTGCTCAGAAAAGGAACGAAAGAGCCAGGGGACCTTGTGATGCGATAAAGCCTTACCGCGAAGACAAGAGAAAAGAGGAGTGTCGATAACAAGAGCACGACGACAAAAGACTCTTGGGAAGAAACCAGCAAGAGCAAAGAGACTACGACGTAACACGTGACTAATAGGCTGAGCCATAGGAAGTGGATGCTACGTCTCACGGGATGGTGAATGAGATTCCGTGAGCCTTGGAGGGGGACAGCGTTCGCTACAGCGACGGCGGTGCGCCTCATGATAGGTAGAGAGAAGGGGGGGG